AGTAATTGTCACTGGATCTGCTTCAGGTGTATCACCTTATGTGTACCGGTTTATAAACGGGTCATGGAATTCAGGGACGGCTCTGACTGCACAGGCGGTAAGTGGTTTCGGTTATTCTTCTGCTATGAGTGTCGATGGAAACACCGTAATCGTCACTGGAGCTAATTCCGGCGCAACACCAATTGTGTACGTATTAGGACCTCGATTTCAGGTGAATAATACGGTGAATGTATATAATGGAAATGTTGGCATAGGAACAACAAACCCACAAAGTAATCTGAGTGTTACAGGAAATGTCTACGCCTCGAACGCCGTGACAACCACAAACGTGTTCACAACCAACGTGACGGCAACTGGGATCCAAACCATCGCAGGTCTCTCGGGTCTGACAAGTCTCAACGTCACCGGAAATATCTACGCCTCGAACGCTGTGACAGCCACGATACACTACGGCAACGTGAGTGCCTCGAACGTGGTCGTGACCCCTGCTACGGGCGTGACGGGTATCAACGTCACCGGAAATATCTACGCCTCGAACGCGCTCACGACGACAAACGTGTTTGCGGCCAATGTCTATGCGACTAGCAACGTAGGTATCGGGACGACGAGTCCACAGGCAACTCTTGATGTTCGGAATAAGTGTCTAATTGGTGATTTTGCAAGTGGAGGGTTGTACAACGGTTATGCAGCACTTCAGATCAGACGTAGCGGTATAAATCCTCACTTAATTATTGAAAATATAGGTATATCGACCGGTGCCATAGTCGGAATCAATGGTGGAATGGTAATTGGAACTGACGCGTCCGGGATTATTTCATTTCGAACAGGATGTAACACCACCGGTGATTTTTCTTCATCTGGAACTGAACGTATGCGCGTTAATTCCACTGGATTAGGTATCGGAACAACGACACCGACAGCCACACTTACAGTCAGCGGAAATCTGTACTACAGTGAAGACCTTACCCGACGTGCCCCGCACATCATACCGACGGTTGCAAACGCCTCCATAATCCAAGCCTGGATTTCAGCGACATGTAACGTGGTCGACCAACAAGGATCGTTCTGGGCACCGAGTTCCCGTCCGACATTTTCAAACGTCGCAACTGGACCGATTGGAGGCACGGCGTATGTTGGCTCGGTGAGTCTTCCAGACGGTCGTGTTCTTTTTGTACCTTACAACGCAACAACCGTCGGTCTTTTCAATCCTTTTACGAATCAGTTTTCAGCCGTAACACCTTCTGGTGGAAGCGGGACGGGTGCGTTTTCGTGTGGCGTCGCCGTTCCATCCGGGAATGTTGTTTTTGTTCCGTACACGAGTTCGAACATAGGTTCGTACAACCCGGCAACAGGCGTGTATTCAAATGTGTTGAGGCACAATATCACGACGCCGGTATTTGGAGGAGCTGTGCTCGACGGACAATCAAACGTAACAATGGTCCCTAATAACGGCCAGTCGAACATATGTGCATACAACGGAGCGGCAGGTACATTTTCAAATATGGTTTCAGTGGGAACATTGGGTGGTTTTGTCGGCGCTGTATTACTCCCGACCGGTAATGTCATGGGAATACCGTTTGGTACCTCAAACATCATACAGTACAGTCCGACCGCCCGTACATATTCAAACTCTACAATCGGGTCAAGTGGATTTCAGGGAGGTGTACTTGCACCAAACGGAAATGTGGTGTGCATTCCAAACACAAATGCGAATGTCGTCGTCGTCAATCCTTCTGGAAATCCACCGTACGCATATTCTAATATTCAAGTGTTTCGAACGGGCGGAGGTGGGTTTGCTGGAGGAGTTCTTTTACCATCTGGAAATATCGTGTGTGTTCCGTACACAAACTCTAACGCCGGCATGATTGATCCGGATCAGCTCATATATTCAAATATTGTGCCACAAGGTGGAGCGGCCCAGACAAATTCTTACTTTGGTGGTTCACTTTCAATCGATGGTCGGGTCATATTTTGTCCGCACGGATCGACAAATGTAGCGTGTCTGACAACAACGACACCGTGTGTACCCGAGTTACGCTTGGCGCCATATTTTAACAAGTTATAGTAATAATGGCGTCGGAGACGATTTATACGAATGCAACATTATCAAACGGAACGTACACCGGCACGGCTGGTCCGTTTGCAAATATCACGGATTACTACGCTCCGGTCGCCGGCACACCGTCTCCATACACGTGGACCAAACCAGCCACCGGCAACTGGATTCGCATAGAGTGTATAGGCGGTGGCGGGGGTGGGGCTTCCGTGGCTCCTGCCGCGGCGGGTGGTGGAGGTGGCGGGGGTGGGTACAGTTATATCATCCTCCCTATGAATTCTGTGACGGCTTCGACGGTTGCCGTATCCGTTGGTGCGGGTGGAACAGCAGGAAATTCAGGAGGAAATTCAACGTTCGGACCAATTACTGGAGCGGCTCCAGGAACAACGGTAACTGGTTATGCAGGCGCAGGTACGACGACCACTACAGGAGCCCCGGGTAGTGGAATGGACTCTGCAAATTCCGGTTCGGTTGGTGGGGCTGCAGTTACGGCGGGTATAATTTTTGGCGGTGGTGGTGGAGCGACCGGTGGTAACACCAACCCTGGAGGTTCATCAGTTTATGGTGGAGGTGGTGGAGGCGCCATAGGTGCTCCTGGTTTAGTGTTGAGAACTGCAGGTACAAGCGTTTTTGGAGGTTCGGGAGGCGCTGCGAATACAACGGGAACACCCGGAACACCTGGTTCGGTGCTTGGAGGCGGTGGTGCGGGTGCACAAGGTACAGGAGGTTCGGGAGGTTCGGGGCGAGTCAGGATTATTACTTTCTGAAGAAACGTTAGATGGCTACCGAAACCTTTTACTATACTCCAACGACGACGATTAACGCAATTGAATTTATTGGAAATTTCGGAACCTCAGCGAGTAATGTACAAACCTTTACGAGTCCGGGTACTTGGGCAAAACCATCTACAGGGACGGTAATTTTCTTCGAGGCTTGGGGTGGTGGCGGTGGTGGTGGTGCATCGGGTCTCGCTGGACAAGGTTTTGGTGGCGCAGGTGGAGGAGGAGCATATGTTCAGTACTGGTCAAACACGGCACCATTACCATCAACTCTTGGAGTTACAGTGGGTGCGGCGGGAACAGCAGGGGCGAGTCCGGGAGGGGCTGGAGGTGTAGGAGGCGACTCTAATGTTTGGAATGGCACATCAAATGTCATTGTAGCTTATGGAGGCAAAAACGGTACTGGAGGTAACTCTGGCACGAGTGGCATCGGTGGAGGAATGGCCGGACCATCGGCGGCTCCTACACAGGGAGCGGGTGCAGCGAATAGTGGCAATGGTACTTTTTTTGGAGGCGGGGGTGGTGGTACAAATGGTGCTGGTGCTGCCATCGGTGGAAGTAGTGTGTGGGGAGGCGGAGGCGGAGGCGGTCAAGGTTTTGCTGGTGGGCCGTCCGTTTTTGGTGGTGCAGGTGGCGCAACGCCCGCAGTACCTGGTTCTGGAGCGGGTTCTAATGGTCAATTTCCAGGTGGAGGCGGGGGTGGTGGGTATGGTAACGGGGCCGCAGGCGGTGCGGGAGCTGCAGGATTTGTGAGAATTACTGTTTTCTGATAATAATATAGATGGCGGAGACTATTGATTTGACGAATAAAACTCTATCCGGTGCTTTATTTACAGGAACTTCAAATAATGTCGCGAATGTTCAGGTGTTTACGGCGGCCGGTCCAGCAACGTGGGTCAAACCAGACACTGGAAATATTGTCCTTGTGGAATGTTGGGGCGCGGGTGGGGGAGGTGGGGGAGGTGGGCCTGGAACTGTAGCTGCTGCATCTGGTAGAGGAGGTGGAGGTGGTGGATATTCATCCAACATCTTTCCATTAACGAGTTTTCCAGGACCAGTTGCCATAGTTGTGGGTACGGGTGGAACGGCTGGAACCGCGCCTGCCGGTGCCGGTAATCCAGGAGGAAATTCGACATTTAACACTACAAGTATTATAGGGTATGGAGGTGGAGGTGGAGGTGGAGGAGGTGGTACCGGTCCATTTGGAGGCGGTGGAGGGGGTATGGCTGGTGTCGGAGCTCCAGGATCAACAACTGGAGCAGGTGGTGCTCAAGGAGGAGGACCAGGTGCTGGTACCACCGCAGCAGGTGCTGGTATAATTTATGGTGGTGGTGGTGGCGGCAGTCCAACAAGCATAGGTAGTAATAGCATTTATGGAAGTGGTGGCGGTGGTGCAGGTAGAGCCGCTGCGCCGGTTCTGAGTGGAGGCACGAGTATTTATGGAGGTGCTGGTGGTGCGGGAGGAACTTCAAATGCACCCGCAATTGCAGCAACAGCCGGAAGTCCATATGGCGGGGGTGGCGGGGGTGGCAATCTCGGAGCACAACCCGGTGCTGCCGGGGGAAACGGAGCGGTTTGTGTCACTGTATTTTAAAGAATTTAGAGTCTAAATCAATCAATGAGAGGGCTTTATAAAGTTCTCAAAGGCCTCATAGATCCGATAGAGGCGGAAACAATTGCTCGGCGGATCCGGAACGAGCCTGGTGGAAAACCAGATGCGCAAGTTCCGAATAGCGCCACGTTTTATGGTTTGCCAGTCTGTAACACCCTCTTGGGTCTCTTGTGTCAAAAAGTTTCCGAAGCGGCTGGAATTCAACTCAGACCCACGTACTCGTACTGCCGCATTTATAAAGATGGGAACGTCCTCGCGCCACACAAGGACCGGCCAAGTTGTGAGTACTCTGTGACTTTGAATCTTTCCCAGTCGCACAAGTGGCCAATTTATATGGGTGCAAGGTCAATTGATTTGCGACCGGGTGACGGATGTCTTTACAAAGGGTGTGAAATTGAGCACAGCCGCAAGACGTTCAAGGGAACCGAATATATACAGGTTTTCCTCCACTATGTGGATGCAAATGGGCCATACAAAGATTATGTCCATGACCTTCAGACTAGTATCGCCCCACCACCTCCCCTCCAGTTTATATTCGCCCGGTCCAACCCTAACCTCATAAAGTACTACCGGTTCGTGAATGCATTTAGCCCCGACGAGTGCAAGGCCTTGACCAGTTTTAATTTTGAACTGGGTCCGGGTCTGACGGAGGATGGGAAGAACAATGACGTTCGTAAAAGCCAAGTGTACTGGATCCCAAAAACTGAACAGTGGGCCAACTTGTATCAAAAAATTATGGAACTTGTGGGCAAGTGCAACAAGGAGTTTTACAATTTTGATATTTCAAGCCTGACTGAAAATCTTCAGTACACAGAATATCACCAAGATTATCAAGGCCGGTATGATTGGCACTTTGATGTTGGTGAGGGCGCTCTGAATTGTGGTCGCAAGTTGAGTGTATCGATTCAACTTTCAGATCCGAGTGAGTATGAAGGTGGTGAACTCCAGTTTTCACTCGATGGTGACAATGTTTGTGTTGCCGAAAAAGATCAAGGAACGATGATGATATTTCCAAGCTACATGAGACATCGTGTCACACCAGTCACAAAAGGAATTCGGCGGTCGCTCGTCACCTGGATTACAGGTCCGCCATTTCGTTGAAACAAAATTGTTTCGAAATATAAATGTCACTCGTGGCGCTTGTTGATTCTGAAACGCTCCAAGTTTACTATTATTATTACACATCCGGTGGAATTCCGGCTGACGTAAATGATCATTGCGTCCGTGTACCCGTTCCGGATGGAATCGACTATACGTGTAGCAAGGCTATAAAGGATGAAGAAGGCACCATCACTATAGTCGTCGATCCGGACCGACTTACTGAAAAGCAATGGGCACAAGTTCGTGTCGAACGTGATAAATTGCTTGCCGAATGTGATTGGACCCAACTTCCAGACGCACCGATACCGGACAGAACTGCGTGGGTCACGTATCGTTCTGAACTTAGACAGATTCCAGAGACACAGACGGATCCGTCAAACATCGTCTGGCCGACTCCACCCATCTAGAAATGTCCTTGTCAATCCCATACATTGTATACTTCGAGCACGTCGTTGATGACCGGGTGGCGAACGACATCTGACGTGTTAAACTTGACGTGTTGAATCGAGTCTGGAATGTGAAAACTCTCGAGTCGGTTCACAAAATCGCTCAGACCATTATTCTCAAACCCGCGGTCATGTTGGACTGGATCTCCTGTGACCACGAGTTTTGAATCCTCACCGATGCGCGTGAGCACCATACGCATCTGATTCGGCGTCGCATTCTGCATCTCGTCGGCGATGATCCACGACCGGTCAAATGTTCGGCCGCGCATATACGCCAGAGGACACACTTCGATCGTCCCGTCGTACATCATTCGGTCGAGTTGACTCTGTGTGTAGTACCGCCGGAGCGCGTCAAACATCGGGCGCGTCCACGGTGTCATCTTTTGCTCAAGCGTTCCGGGCAAAAAACCGTGTTGCTCGTCGACCGATACGGCCGGCCGAGTCATGATGAGCCGTTGAACCTTTTTCTTGGCGAGTGCCTCTGCACCAACGTGACACGCGACGAGCGTCTTTCCCGTTCCGGCAGGCCCGGACGCAAACACGATGGGTGGTTTTGGCGCCTGCAGGAGCGAAACAAACAGACGTTGGTTGGCCGTACGCGGAAGCATCTGGACTAAAAATACATATACTCGACGCTCTATGTTTAAAATAATGACACTCTGACAGAGTATGTTTGCAAAATGGCGTACGCCACACGGACCTGGGACACATGTGCTCATGGATGGTGGAATTCTTGACGTGCCACTCGACCAAGTTGATTCGTTCTACATCGAGTACATTGCGGCTATTCGACGAGGCCAAAAACTATACGTTGTCGAACAAAAGACGGATGTTTTTCGATTCTTTGTCGATCTCGACTACAAAGCCCATGAACCACTGAGTGAAACACTTCTGACTGACGTGCTTGAGAAAATGGCGAGTGTCGTTCCCGGACGACAACTTGTTGCTCGTGCACCGGTTCGTATAGTTGACGGGCTTGTGAAGAGCGGAGTCCACATTCATTGGCCGGACACACTGGTCACACGTCAAGAGGCGCTCGCCTACCGAACCAAGATTCTGATGGAACTTGACGGTCCAGAGTGGGCAGATATTATTGATGCGAGTGTCTATGGCGGAAGCGGTCTCCGAATGCTCTGGTCTCACAAGAAACCAACTGGTGATCCATATGTGCCATGTCCGCCTCAGAGTCTGTCGATCGAGACGTTGAGACTGTTTAGCGTACGGACAGCCGAAGAACGAGTGACGGTGGAAGATACCGCCTCGACGGACGAACTCGAAAAGTACATCCAAAAGTATATCCCGGGTCAGGAGCGCACACGTGTCAAACGAATCGGTCAAAAGGGTGAGTACAAGTGGGTCCAGACGGATTCAAAGTATTGTGAGAATATCGGCACTGAACATAAATCGAATCACATATGGTTTTCAATGTATGGTGATCGAATCTGTCAAATGTGCCACGACACCGAAACGTGTAGTGGATTTGCAGGACGTGAATACTTACTTTCTCCGAGCATAGTAGATGTTAAGTTGGTTGATTCTCCTCGGGCTTCTATTCTTCATTTTCTTCCCGAACATTGGTTCCCAGAAACTACTGGCAACTCGGTACATTCGAGCAGTTCATCCGTACTCAGGCTTGGATCCTCCAACGTGGGAGCAGTTCAAACTACACATAAAAAAGTTCGAAAGCGAACCCCACGTCGCTGATGCAGCCCGACACCTCTACCTTGCTATAGAGAGTATCCGGACGCTTGGACTTTCGATACGTCGATCGGACGATCATGGAATTCAAGAGGAATTGGATCATTTGGCAGACCGTCTGAGTATAGAGGGTGAATACGAACTGTACACATCAGCAAAGAAACACGGGTTTTACTTCTTCCCACGTTACTTAAACGATATCCCCGATGAAGTAACAAATGTCGAGAAACGTGGTGCGACCATCGGTGACCCAGGAACCAGATTCCCAGCCCCAAGACGTGGCGGAGGCTCAGCCGACCCAAGACAAGACGTCTGGGGAGTCGGTGGT